GGCCATCAGACCACCTCGTAGTCCTGGATCGGCGCGAGGGTCACGTCGAAGTCAAGAGGAGACAGAGAGATGGCTTCGAGAGGGTCAGCGACTGGTGGGGGAGCCAGGCGGGTCTTCAGCCCGAGCACGATGGGCAGGATTGCCTGCACCTGGGTCGGGGTGTTGCGACCACTGAGCCCGAGCACGATGGGCAGACGCGCGGTGATCTTCACGGTGCCCACGAGCCCCACGCTGAGCGCCAGGTTGGAGACTGACTTGGCCGTGCCCACCAGGCCCACGTCGAGTGTGACGGAGCCGGTGACGGTGTGCTGCGGCTCTGTGCGTCCGGCGAGGCCCACGGTGAGCGGGGTGGAGCCTGTGGCGGAGAACTCTTGCTTCACGGCCCCCTGGAGACCCACGGTGAACGGCAGGGCCTGCACCCCGCCGATCTGGGAGCGCCCGACCAGGTTCACGGTGTAGGGCAGCACGCCCTTCAGCACGCCCTGGATCGGGATCATGATCTCCCACATGGCCCAGGAGTTGCGCTGGCGAGTGGAGTACCAGACCTCGCTGGTTCCGTCCTGCCAGGACTTCATGTTGACGGCGGCGGCCAGGGAGTAGGAGTTGTAGACGTAGGTGTGCGTGGCCTCGGTGCCTGACGCCATGTACGGACGCAGGACGTCCCAGAAGTCCCCTGGGGGCGTGGTGCCTGCCTGGACCTCGGTGACGAGGACGGTGGCGGTGGAGTACAGCTCGCGCTCCCAGACCTCGGGGAACTCCTCGTCACCGCTGCGCTGGAGCGGCTGCACGGGGCCGGTGGTGTTGTCCGCGTAGGAGCGGAAGACCATCAGCGGCGCGGTGCCCGGGTTCACGTTGTAGATGAACAGCACCGAGATCTTGGTGCCCTCGCCGTCCCCCGAGCCCGTGAAGCCCGAGCCGATGAGCTTGACCATCTGGCCGCCCTCGGACTGGTGGAAGGGCATGACGTACATGACCGCGCTCGTGGAGGGGTCCGGGTCGCCGTCGTAGGTCGTGTACTCCTGGCCGATGGAGCGCTGCACGGTGCCCGCCTCGTTCCAGCGCTCCACGTGCATGTTCCCCACGCCGAGCTCGTCCAGGAAGATCAGGTCCCCGGTGAGCAGGATGACCATGACCCCGGACATGTCCGTCATCTCCGGAGTGAACAGCGTGCTCGCGGCGAACACTCCGGTGACCGAGGTGTTGCTGGGGCTCAGCATCTGGCTGGCCGGGGTCCAGGTGCCTGGCATGAAGGCGGCCAGGGTGGTGTAGGGCTCGTCCTCGTTGAACGCCGCCGCGCGGTCGAAGAGGCGCAGCTCGCCGGTCACCCTGGGCGGCATGGTGAGCATGAGGTCCAGGGAGTACGTCCCGTGCTCCTCCATGCGCGGCTCGTACAGGAAGTACTGCGAGTACGCCCCCGACACGGTGTCCGAGCCGATCCGGATGGCGTTGGTGGTCTGCGAGCCGGTGGCACCGGTGGCCACGCCCGAGAGGATGACCTCCTCCACCACGGTGCCGTCCATGGTCTGCACCTTCAGGCGCAGGCGCGAGGAGGCCAGGGTCTCGGTCATCAGGGAGACGAAGACCCACTGGTTCAGCGGGATCTCTGCGCCTGCCACCCCGGTGTACAGGGACGCCCCGCTCCACCCGAAGATGCGGATGTGCCGGGCGGTGTCGATGGCGATGCGCACCATCGGGCTTCCGGTGGTGCTGGTGAGGAGCGTGGCGACCGTCGTGGTCGCGGTGATCGAGGAGGCGTAGAAGTAGAAGGACAGGAAGATCGTGTCCTGGCTGCCGCTCAGGCTGGAGATGACCTGGACGTACTGAGCGCTCGACGACGCGTTGAACTGCATCGGCCGACCGATCCCCGCGTAGGGGCCGGTCTGGGTGGAAGCCCACAGTGGTGCCACCGTCGACACCGAGTAGAAGGCGTCGCCGGAGGCACCACCGGAGTTCGCGGTGGTGATGGCCGTCCCCGCAGTGCTGCCGCTGCCGTTGTTGTACGGCATGGCGGCCTACGCAGCGGTGACGGGGATGGAGACCGTGACCTTGATCTGACCCTGGGGGCTGATCGTCGTGGACGCGGACAGCGGGTTGCCACCACGGAACGTGCCGCCTGTGGCTGCCGTCCACACACCGAAGTGCGTGTAGGTGCCAGCGGGCACGTCGAAGGTGACCTCCGCGGCCGTGGCCGTGCCACCGGACGCAGCCGTGAACACCAGCGCCTTGCGCGCGTACGCAGGGCTGCCACCCGTGGCCTCAGCGGTACCGGTGGTACCGGGGTTGCCCGTGTGCAGCGACACGTACTGGAGACGCGACGCCTGGAGGTCCGCGACGGCGTTCCGCTCAGAGTCGAGCAGAGGCATCTGTCACTCCTCGGTCTCGTAGGGGTGGGGCTCGAAGTTGTCGACCTTCGCCGGATCGTGAGGCTCAGCAGGCTGGACGACGACGATCTCACCGGTCTCGATGGGCGAGTTCGCAGAGGCGACGATCTGTCCGTCCTTCTCCTGGACAGCCACCGCGTTGTACTCCGGCGTCTTCGGCACACCGAGCAGGTACCCGAACGCCGGGTGGACCTTCACGGCCAGCCAGTTCACGAGGGCGTTGTAGCCCGCCGAGACGACGACGAAGAGGATCGCGTTGAGCTGGACCTCTGCGTCTGCGGGGAGGGTCACTCCCACGCTCACGAGCCAGGTGATCGCCAGGCCCACGAGCAGCGCGACACCGGTACGGATGCCGCTGATCAGTGCGTTGTACAGCATGTCCCTCTCCTCAGAAGGTGCCAGCGTTCAGGCGAGCCTGAAGCGTCTTGGCGGTGGTGGGGCCGAAGTAGCCGTCCTGCTTGATGCCCAGGTACCGCTGGAGGGCCTTGATGGTGTTCGGGCCGAGGTAGCCGTCGGCAGTGACCCCGAGCTTGCGCTGGAGGGCACGCACGACGTCCGACCCACCCGGGCCGTACTTGATCGACTTGAACGCCGGGTGGTACTTGGCGTCCGCCGTCCCCTGGCCGGAGATCACCCCGTCCTGGGTCGTGCCCAGGCTCGCCTGGAGACGCTTGACCGAGGCCGGGCCGAAGTTCCCGTCCAGCGCCAGCGCGTTGCTCGGCTGGGCAGGCTTGATGCCCTTGAGCGCGTTCGTGGTGAGCGGTCCGGGCAGACCGTCCTGGACGAGCCCGCGCGACTTCTGGAACGCCTTGATGGCGGCCTGGGTGTTCGGCCCACGCACGCCGTCCACGACGTCCTTGTAGAAGCCGAGCTTCTTGAGCTCCTGCTGCACCCAGGTGATGTGCGCCTTGGAGAAGCCCGCGTTGAGCTCGGGGACGGTGTTGCCCGGGTTGACCGGGTTCGTGACCGGGATGGTCGCGCCACCGGCTGCTCGCACCACAGCGTCGAACTGCGCCACACGACCGTCGCCAGGGCAGACCTTGCCGCGCGGTCCCCACACGTCAGCGCCGGACAGCCGCCACGGGTCGCAGCCCATGCGGTGGTAGCCCACGCCACGGGAGCTCTTCTTGGAGTTCCCCATGTCGGTGAGCAGCACGCCGTGGACCTTGTTGATCCACTTGAGCAGTGCGGCGATGGACGCCATCTGGGCGTCGGTCCACGTGCCCGAGCCGAGGCCCTGGGTCTCGATGCCGATGCCGTAGAGGTTGCCCGCGCGCTGCGTCCATGCGATGAGGTTGGTGTCGAGGTACTGCTCGACGGTCCCGTCGTACTTCACGTAGAAGTGCGAGGACGCCGAGGACGCCGGGTTGTTGAACCAGCCGTACAGCGAGTTCGCACCACCAGCGTCCACGTGCAGGATGGCGCACGTGGTACGAGGGCGCACGCCACCGTGGTTACGGCTGAGCGGCTTGTAGACCGCGCCGGAGTAGATGGCCATGGGGTCCTCCTTGAGTCACCACCATGGTCTCGGCGCTGTCTACGGGGGTCAGAGCACGGAGGCGATCCAGAGGACGATGGCGACGATGATCGCGATGCCCGCGATGGTCCAGACGACGTTGCGGTCCATGACTACATCCCTTCGGTCTTCTTGCCCGACTTGCCCTTCTTCTTCAGTTTGGTGCCTGGAGGGCAGGCGTGCGAGTTGAGATCAGCACCGTCCGGAGACATCTTCTTGAACTGCTCTTTGGGCTTCGCATCCGAGACGCTGACCTTGGCGGGGATTTCGTTGGGGAACTGCATGCTAGAGCCCTTCCTCGTACATGGCGGCGATCTCGGCAGCGTCGAGCGGCCGGGACCAGATCTCCACGTCGTCCACCAGGGCGGTGTTCTGCACGCGGATAGTGAAGGCGTCCGGGTCGGTCACCACACCTGTCTTGGGATCGGAGTCGACCAGCACGCCGTTGACGTACAGCTTCATCTCCGCGCCGTCGTAGACCCCGGCCACGTGCCGCCACTGCTGGGACGGGATGGCGGTGCCGACGCTCGACTGGTGGAGGCTGTTCAGCGAGCCGGTGTCCGTGACCACCAGCAGCCGCGAGAGCGTGTAGTACGACCCGGCGAGCAGACGCCAGCCCGAGTACAGCTCTGCGACGGTGACCCCGGCTGCGGTGAAGGCCACGCGCGTGATGGCCGTGGTGGAGGCGTTGTCCGGGGTGTACAGCCAGTACGCGATGGAGAAGCCCATCAGGTCCAGGAAGCCGTCCTCGGAGTCCGCCGTGCCGGTGGCGGTCGGTGCAGCCAGCGCCTGGCCTCCCCGCGCGGCCACGAGCGTGGTGGACGTCAGCGTCAGGGCACGCCCGGCGATCTGGTCCTCCACCCCGTCATCGAAGGTCCAGCGCGCAGCCAGGCCCTCGGGCGGCGGAGTGATCCCGTGGTTCAGCGGGTACTCCTCCCCGTCGACCTTGGCCACGAGCGTGATGGGGTAGTCCACCCCGTTGAAGCGCAGCGCGAGGTTGAGGTCCTGGATCTGGCCACCGACCCATCCCTGCGCGCGCGAGTCCCCTGCCACGACCGGTGTCATGCTCAGCGTGCCCGTTCCCCCCATGGCGAGCAGCCCGGACACGGCGGGTCGCCCAGCGCGGCCCAGTGTCCCGGTTGCGGTGATGTTCAGTGTCTGCGTGAAGGCCGGGGTCGCCCCGAAGGACAGCATCCCGGTGGCGTTCATGCCCAGCGACCCGACCATGGCGATGCGGCCCGACAGCGCGAGGGTGCCCCCGGCCGTCATGGACAGCGTGCCCTGGAAGGACGTGGAGCCCGTGGAGAGCGTGCCTGCGGCGGTGATCGCCAGCGAGCCACCCGTGCGCGGGGTAGCGGTGAAGGCGAGGGAACCGGACGAGCTCATCGAGAGATCTCCTCTGATCCCCGGCGAGCCCGTCCGGCCCAGGGTGCCGCTGGCGGTGGTGGCCAGTGTCCCGGCCACGCTCATCCCCGAGGGGGCACGTCCCAGGGTGCCGCCTGCGGTCACTCCGAGCGTACCTGCTGTGCTCATGCCCGCCTGGGTACGCGCCAGCGTGCCGCCCGCCGAGATGGCCAGCGAGCCGGTGTAGGACTCCCCAGCCGTGGAGGGCACCGGGGTGTTCATGTCCACGGCGACCTGGAAGTCCGGGATCTCGTGGTTGTAGATCCGCAGGTCGTCGATCAGCCAGTTGGTCGGCAGCCCACCCACAGCCGCGCCGTCCGCCGCGAGGTCGATGCCGTCGGCAGCGTCCAGCGAGCCGCCACCAGGCACGGTGACACTGCCCGCGAGCGCCCCGTTGATGTACAGCCGTCCCACGCCCGTGGTGGCGTTGTACGTGACGCCGTAGTGCGTGTAGGTGCCCACGGGTGCAGCCACGCCGCTGTCGACGTTGTAGTTCGTCCCGCCCTTGCGGAAGCGCCCTCGGACCGTGCCTCCGGTGTAGTAGACCCCGAACGCGCCCGCGTCCGACGCCGTGACCTGCCAGCGGGCCAGCCACACACCAGCACCCGACTCACGCGCCCAGAAGGTCATGGAGCGCGACGTGGTGGCGTTGTACGGAGCGACGGCCACACCCGAGGAGCCACCGGCCAGCGCAGTCGCCAGCGCCCCCGCACCCGTGCCGTTCTTGGCCGTGGCCGAGCGCTGGGACGAGGAGCTGAGGGTGACGGTGCGTCCGCCACCGCTCTGGTCCGCGAAGGACAGCCCCGAGCCCTCGAAGTTGTACGCCGACATGGGGGTGGACGGTGTGCCCTCTGCGGTGACCGTCAGGGCCACGCGCGAGGTGTTCGAGGAGTCGTACCCGTTGAACTGGACGGTGATGTCGTCGCCGGTGTCGGCGATGACGAACATGCCGTACTGGCTGACCTGCGCGCCGTCAGTCGTGGGGTAGGTGCCCTGCGTCCACGTGGCGTCGCCCTTGATCGAGGCGTAGTTGTAGAACGCCGCCGCGCACACCGTGGGGAAGCCACCCCAGTTGTTGTTCGTCCCGTTGTCGGCGGCGAGCATGTGCGAGTCGCCGTGGGCCATGATGACCGTGCCCGGGGCGGCAGCGATCATGTTCCCGATGGTCGTGCGCTCGGGGAAGTTGCACCACTTGTCGTCGCCCTCGGGCACCGAGTAGTCGTTCCAGACCTGCTCGGTCCAGATGATCTTCAGCGGCTCCGGCTGATTCAGCTCCGCCTTCAGCCAGGCGAGCTGAGCCGAGCCCAGGCGCGTGCTGAAGTCGGCGGCCATGAAGTTGCGGGTGTCCAGGTAGATCATCCGCACCCGGCCGAACACCGTCGAGCCGTACAGGCCGTTGGGGTCGGGGCAGTCCGGCACCGGCAGCACCTGCTTGCGCGCCGCACGGATGGCAGGGGACCACGCGCCCGGGAAGGCGTTGTTGCCGCCCGAGTCGTGGTCGGAGGCCAGGCACACCGACTGCCGCCCGGCGAAGGACGAGCGCATCGAGGCGTTGAAGTTGAGGTTGTACTCCAGGCCCGCGCGCTGAGACGCCTGGGACGAGGAGGCGTTGTCCTCGTAGGAGATGTCCCCCAGGTGCACGAACAGGTCGGGGTCGCGCGCGTTGAGGTTCGTGAACGCCGTGAGCGAGATGCTCATGGTCTCGTCGTAGAACTCGTTGCAGGAGCCGAACCCGATGGTGAAGCTCGTGGGCGTGCCCGGGTTGGGCAGGGTCTTGGCCTTGCCCACCTGCGCCGTGGTCTCCACCGTGCTGCCGGTGAGCTCCACGGCGTAGTAGTACTGGGTCCAGGGGTTCAGCCCCGTGCACACGAGGTCGGCGTAGCCGTTAGCGTCCAGAGTCACCGAGGAGCCGTAGACCACGCCCGTGGTGACCGCGAGGTTCGTCCCCACCTTGAGGCGGGCCGAGGTGGCGTTGGTGCCCTTGATCTTGGCGGAGATCGACGTCGGCGTGGACAGGTCGGTCAGCGTGTGCGTGAGTGCGGGAGCGGTGACCGCACCAGCAGGGCGCAGGGCGAGCTGCCAGGAGACCGTGTTGATCGTGGTGGGACTGGTGGTGAACGCCGCGCTGCCGGTCGCTCCTGCGCTCGCCTGGACGCCCTTGGTGGCGATGAGCCCCGTGGACACCGTGGTGGTGACCCGCGAGGTCCAGCCTCCCGGCACGCCCGGCGTCGCGCTGGACGACCCACAGGCGATGCCACCCACGACGAAGGCGTTGGCCACCGTGGTGGTGATCGAGGGCGCAGGGTTGGGCGTGGGGTAGGTGTAGTTGCCCGGCGAGGTCACATCCACCGGGTCCGACACGTCCACACCCCGGAAGCGCGCCCAGGCCACGTTGCCCACCGTGGACGCGGTGAGCGTGAACGTGACCGCAGCGGTAGAGGTCGAGGTGGCCCTCCAGACGAACACCGTCACGTGTCGGTCACCCGTGGTGATCTCCGCCTTGTTGACGGGGGTCTCCAGGGTGTTCGCGGGCACGTTGACGTTGGAGTCCTGACGGTGAGCCACCGCCACGACGAAGACGTCATCGGCCTGAACACCCGCGTCTGGGGTGAACGAGAACGTGGTCGAGGCGACGGAGAACGGTGTGGTGTTCGCCGCCTCGTAGGTGATCGCCACGAGGGCCTCCTCGTCAGGCGATGGTGAAGGTGAGGTTCAGCGTGTACGTCCCCTGGGAGCTGAACGCCTGGGACGTGACCGTGCCACCCTCCAGGTAGTTGCCCGCGCCCGAGACAGCCGTGTGCACACCAGCCGCCACGATGGTCGTGGACGCAGGCACGTCGAACGTGACCGAGGCGGTGATGACGCCGTTGGTGGGCGCACCCCACGTGATGGCCTTGCGCGCGTAGGCGGGCGAGCCACCGGTGACCTCGGTGCCCTGGGAGGCACCTGCGGACGTGGTGTACAGCGCTGCGTGGGTGGCGGCCGTCCCGAAGGAGGTCGCCAGGGAGTTCTTCGATGCGGTGGCGTTGAGAGCCATGACTTCCTCCTAGGAGCCGTAGAACGCGACGAGCACCGGGTCGGGCGCGTCGGGCGGGATGGGCGAGCCCGTGGGCAGGAACAGGACCGGTGCGTAGGCCATGATCTGCGCCAGGGCTGCCTGAGCGGATGCCGCAGCAGCCTCAGCCGCGATGCGCGACTGCTCGGTCACCACGACGGTGGTGCCCGGGTTCGAGGGGATCGGGGCGACGAGCGCGAGGTCCTTGCGCACGCCTCCCTGCACCAGCAGGTCGAAGCTCGGGATGACGACACCCTTGAGCTCGAACGTCACCTTGTACGTCCAGCCCGTGGGGTTCATGTCCGGGTCGTCCCCGGCGATCAGCCACACGTCCCGCGAGTTCTGGGGGTCCACGAGGTAGCCCTCGGTGTCCAGGGTGCACTCGATGGTCTTGGGGGTGATGAACACCGGCACGGGAGACGCCCCGGCCACGATGACGTGACCAGGGGCCGGGGTGAAGCGGATCTTGCCCTCGGCGGCCTGGGCGTCAGGCTCGCGCCCGGGGTCGGTCGAGTCACCCACGGCGAGCAGGAAGCGTCCTCCCACCTGGCCGTAGGACAGGACGCTGGGCAGGTCAGCCATCGCTCTTCCTCCGGTATCCCTTGACCTCGCGGCCGTCCTTGGTCTTGTACGCCGCCACCACGACCGTGCCAGCGCCCGCACCAGCGCCCAGAGTGGCGCGCTGGGTGGCCTTGCGCCGCTTGTACCGCGCGAAGCCTTCCTTGGTGCCGTAGCGCCCGTCTGCGTCGATCTTGTCCTGGGTGCGCTTGAACGCGTCCCCGGTGTCGGCGGCCTGACCACGCATGTTCGCGCGCGTGCCGTAGTACGTCTGGCCGAAGATGCTCTCCGCGCGATCCGCCTTGCCCTGGTCTCGGGTCGCCTTGGCGCGCAGCTTGCTCGCCTTCTCCCCATTGGCCCGGTTGAGCTGGGTGTGCGAGCGGAAGAAGGGCGAGCGGTGGATCTCCGAGTGCGTGCCCGAGAGCGTGTCCGCACGGGCCTCCTCGCGAGCCAGCTTCTTGGGGTCGTTCTGGACCTGGGCGATACGCCACGACGAGCGCCCCTCAGAGTGCAGGAGCTCGTGCGCGATGGTCTTCTCGTCCTTCTTGTCCGAGACCACGTAGGTGCGTCCGCCCTTGGCGCTGCCGTAGCGCAGCGGGTGTGCGTTCTTGTACTTGCCCGACTTGGTGCCCACGAACTCGATGGCCTCGGCAGGTGCGCCCGAGAGGTCGCGCCCAGCGAGCTGGGAGAGCATCTGGGTGACGCCCTCCTTGTTGGTCAGGACGGAGATGGTCTCGTCGTCCGGGCCACGCGAGAGGTAGCGCCCGCCGAACAGGCCGCTCTTGTCGAAGGACGGCACGTCGCTCTTGCTGCGCGCAGGGGCAGCCCCCGTGGCACGCAGAAGCTGTTCCAGCGGGTTGCCAGCGTCGGAGACGTACCCGCCCTGGGCGTTCTTGCGGGCAGCACGAAGCCCCTTCGCGCCGACGTCCACGGCACGAACGAACTTCCCGTCGACCAGGGACTTGGCGATCTCCTCGCCATGGTCGACACCGAACGCACTGATCACTTGGTCACCTCAGGAGATGACGCCGCGGTTGCGGAGCTTGGTCAGGAGGGCGTTGAAGTCAGCCAGGAGGCCAGGCACGTCGGTGGCGGTGCTGGCAGCCTGCGCCGCGGCAGAGCCCGTCATGAGCCCGGTGTGCGTGTGGTTGCCCGCAGCCGCCGTGGTGGCCGTGGTGCCGATGGCACGGATGGACGGCGTGCCCGCAGCTTGAGCCGTGGTGAGCGCAGCGGGGACACCAGTGATGTCACCCCAGGCCACGCTCCCGCCGACCTCCAGGCCGTTGAGGACGTCGATCACCTCGTTGATCTTGATGGCGAGGGAGCGCTCGCCGTACTGCTCTACCTTGTCGACCATCACTTCTTCCCCTTCGTGGGCAGCGGCTTCTTGTCGGGCTTGGCGGTCTGCTTGGCCCGCTGGATGCGGATCTGACGCTTCTCGTCCGCGTCCTTGGACTTGTCCTCCCGGTCGCGCAGGGCCAGCTGACGCTTGACGTCGGCGTCCTTGGCCTTGCCCTCCCGCTCCCCCGCGATGGCAGCGCGCTTGTCGCCGGACGTGGCAGCCTTCTCGCCACGCTCGGTCTCGCGCTCCTTGTAGAAGTCCGCCATGTCGAGCTTGGCGGCCTCGCGCTCCAGCCCCGCCTGAGCGATGGCCTCCTGCGCTTGCATGAGCTCCATCTCGCGCGTGTGCTGGGCCTGGGCGTGCTGCTCGTTCTGCTCGGCCTGTCCGGACTCGATCTCGGCCTGCTGGAGCGAGGTGTCGTACTGCGCCTGCATCTGGGCCTCGCCCTCCTGCTGACGCAGCTGCTGGCCCATCTGCTGCTCGGCCATCTCGTCGTTGGGCTGCTCGGAGGCCAGCATCGCCTGCTCCGGCGTGTAGCCCCGGCCCACCATCTCGGCCTTCTGCTGCATGCCCAGGAACTGCATCTGCTGGTCCGCGTAGCCCATGACAGCGCTCTGCTGGGACATCTGGCGGCGGATCTCCATGAGCTCGTCCGGCAGCGCAGGCAGATGCGCGATATCGCGCAGGAACGCCTCCAGCTCGGCGTCGGGGAACCACTCCATGCCCATGCCCGCCATGCCGGTCATGAACTGCGTCAGCTCCGTCAGGTTCGGCGGGTCGACGTTGTTGGGGACGATCTTGGGCAGCTCGTCGAGCTTCCACCCGTTCAGCTCGAACAGGCGGGGGATGGCGTGCCGGTTGAACACGTCCGCGATCATGTTGGCGAACGAGTTCAGGGCCGAGCGGAAGATGCCGGTCTTGTCCACGTGCAGGGCGTAGGAGCCCTGACCCTCGTGACCCACCAGGATGAAGTCGGCCAGCACGGTCATGAGGATGCGCTGCTCGTAGCGCTGGATGAGGGCGTTGGTGTCGAAGGTGCGCGACCCACCGGCGCTCAGCAGCTCGAAGTCGAACAGCGGCTGCTTGGTGTTGCGGTCGTACTGCGTGGGCAGCACCAGGCCCTCGTGCTCGTCCCGACGCACGTTGGAGACCATCTTCTTGAACGCCTCGAAGACCTTGCGCTCCTTGGAGCCCGCAGGGGCGTCCATGTATGCGGCAGGGATGCGCGCCACCGGCATACCGGCGAGGTCACGCTCGACACCGATGGCCTCGAACTCCTCCAGGCGCTTCTTGAAGAACCAGGGCCGGTAGGACCGACGCAGGATCGACACGCCCTCGGGGTTGCCCTTGGAGGTGTCGGTGCGGAACAGCAGCGAGCGCTCGATGGGGATGACCACGGACTGGTACTGCGGCGGGCTCAGCTGGACCAGGCCCTTGATGCCGCCGTCCTCGTCGAAGATCCAGCGCAGCATCGTCTCCTGGGAGCGGATGGCGATCTTGCGCCAGCCGATGCGCCCGTCGGTGTACTTCGACTTCTTCTTCGGGTCGCGCTCCCACGGGCCGATGCGCTTCTTGTAGACGATCTCGTGCCAGGACCAGCCGTAGACCAGGCAGGTGAGGATGTCCGCGATCATGTCGTCCCACGTGTGCGACATGTCGTCCATGCACTGCTCCAGGAAGTCCTTGGCTTCCGTGGCCTCCGGAGTGTTGTCCGTGCCCTCCACCCGCCAGTCGACGTTGCGCAGCAGCTGGGTGATGGAGAACAGCAGCGACCCGACGATGGGGTCGTTGAGGGACATCTCCTGGAAGATCTTGACGGCCTTGCGGCCGCGGAGGGCAGGGAGGAACTCCTCGTCGACGATGCCCGCTGCGCGCTTGAGGCCCGTGACGCCCATCTCCTGGAGCGGAGAGGACTTGGGCTGGACCTCCAGGTCGGGGATCGCCACCTCGTCGTACCGGCTCAGGTCGTTACCCATGAAGCCGAAGTTCGGGTTAGGCATGGTGCTCCTCTCTGTGCTCCATCATCCAGACCTCGGCCAGTCAGCCCTCGTGACGGATCACCTTGAGCTTGATCCACCTGTGCGTGGGGTCGATGGAGACGTCGATGCTGTCCTTGGAGTCCAGGGACTCGATGGCTGAGGTGGCCAGCTCGATGTTGCCCCCAGAAGCGTCCACGGTGGCGATGAGGTAGCGCGAGAGGTCTGAGACCTGCTGGGTGAGCTGGTCGACCATGGAGCGCAGCATCTGCTTCTCGATGTCGGGGGTGTACTCCGCGATGGGCTCAGGGGTGCCGTAGTCGGGGATGTCCTGCGTCATGTGTCCTCCTCGGTACGTGAGAAGCCCCATCAGGGCGGGCGGCACCTGGTGGGGCTTCTCGATATCGAACATTCTAACGATGGCCAGCGATGGAGCTGTGGATCTTGAACCCGTACTCACCGAACTGGTGAGTGAGGATGGCCTGCTGCACGGAGTCGTAGTCCCCCTCCACCTTGTCGGCGTCGTACCGCTCGGCGTTGAGGTTCACCTCCACCACGCCGTAGCGGCCGTTGGCCTTCTGCACGATCATGTGGCACTGCTTGCTGGCCATCAGGACGCCTCCGTGAACTTGAAGTCGAGACCGCTGAACGTGATCGTCTTGTTCGCGTTGGTGGTGATCGTGGTGGAGTTGGGGACGAGCCCGCTGTGCAGGGACATCAGGACGGGCTTCTTGTCCGTCAGCTCCACCTTGTCGCCCTTGAGGATGCGCGTGGCGAGCTCCATCTGCTGAGGCGTGAAGTCCTCGATGTTCTTGTGGACGAACTTGAGGAACGCGTTCTTCTCGGTCATGCCACTCCAGCCTTCCTGTAGTTGTACTGCCTGAGCACCGCCGAGGCCAGCACCGCAGCGCCGTCCTCGTACTTGTGCTTCAGCTTGAAACGTGTGGTCTCGTTGGTCGCGTAGTCGAAGACCTCGACCTCGTACTCGTTGCGCTCGGTGAGCTCAGGGGTGAGCCTGCGCGCGGACCAGAAGAGGATGGGCTGCCGGTTGACCGAGACGTCACCGTGCAGAGCCATCGTGCTCCTCCTCGTACCTGTGCAGGCGGTCCTCCAGGTAGTACTTGGCGAGCTTGGACCGCAGGTCGCGGATGATCTCGCGCTGGTACTTGTTCACGCGACGGATCTTCACGTTGTCCCACAGCAGGATGAGCATCCCTGCTACGACGAGCACGACGGTGGCGATGTCCACCCAGGTGGCGAAGCTGGTCACAGCTTGTCCTCCGTCCACTCCTCGTCCTCGCAGTCGCACTCACCGCTGAGGCACTGCACCTGCTGCTCCAGCTTGGTGACCCGGCGCGACATGTACACCCCCTCCACGATGAAGGCGATGGCGGCGACCCAGAACAGGATGTCCAGCATCAGTGCATCCTCCCGATCATCTTGAAGCCCACGAGCTCGTTCTCCTGCCCGAGCATGGGCGAGTAGACCTTCTCGAAGCGGATGGACTCGACGTCCACCTTGAAGCCGTTCTCGGACGCGTAGTCGAACATCTGCTGCCAGACGTTGACCGGGCCGTCCATGGACTTGTCGAAGAACGTGTCGGAGTACTCGACCGTCAGCTCCTCGTCAGGGCCAGTCCACTCGCGGATGTCTGCCATGCTCAGCTCCTCACGTACAGGACGGTCTGGCCGTCCTCAGTGGCGATGGACGCGTCGTAGCCCTCGGCGTGCAGCTGACGGCGCAGGGAGCGGCACTCGGCCGCGGAGTAGGTGCGGAAGGCCAGCCAGCGCTTAGGGTGGCTCTGGGCGTACTCCGTGGCCTTGCGCATGAGAGGGCGGGCAGAGACCAGCGGAGGTCGCCCTGCGCGCGGGGGCTCGAAGTTCGCCCGCATCACCTCAGGCTCCTCGCTCATGTGCTCACTCCCTCCAGTACGGTCTTGGCCGTGCGGACGGCCTTGTTCAGTCGTTCGGTCTCCCAGCGCCACCTGGCGCGGTCCTGGAAGTACAGGACCTCCTGCATCAGGTACTGCGCGATGCCGTCGTCCTTGGTGCTGTAGCACTCCTTGGCCGCCTCGCGCATGAGCGTGATCTCGTCTGGCTTCACCTGAACTCCCCTCGCCGGATGCGGTCGATGAGCCCCTGGTAGACCGCGTAGACCACGGGGTTGCCCATGTCCTTGCGGGCCTCCAGGAAGGCTAGGAGCTTGGCCTCATCCACGGGTGTGCTCCCGGACCAGGTAGATGGCGCAGACGACGGCCAACAGCAGCCAGGCCAGTGGCCAGAAGAGCGTTGCGGCGATGACCGCGATGGCCAGGAGCGTGTAGTCCCAGTTCTGGTCTTCGACGTTGAGCCCAGCGAGGATGATGGCCACGACCAGAGTGATGGCCGCGCCACCGACGTAGATCCACATCACTCCTCCTCAGTCCTGGCGATGCTCAGGAGCTCGTCACGCGCCTGCTGAGCCATCTTGTTGCCCTGCTCCAGAGCGGTGGCGATACGGTTCAGCGCGCGCAGCAGCTCCCGCTCGTGGTCGAGGTTCTTCATCGGTCCTCCTCCGCCTCGTCGAAGCTGTCAGGCATGGACGGCGTGAGGTACATGCTGGTGATGCGCAGGGCGATCTCGAAGTCGTCCCCGCCCACGCGCCCCTCGACAAGCAGCTCCCCGTGCTCGGCCCCCATGAAGTTCACCATGTCGATGGATGCGCCCTGGTACTCCTGCCCCGGCTCGGTGAGCGCGGTGAGGATCTTCCTGGCGGCCTGGGACTCGTGCTCGTCCAGCTTTTTGGCCACCACGTCGTACTGCTCTGGCATGTCGGTCATGTCTGTTCCCTTCCCCTCGAACGTGTACACGACCCTAGCACATACAGAGCAGTAATGGTGCGACTTCTCTCGGGCGAATCCGCGTGTCTACGCAACAATGTGGGCACAAGAGAGCCCCTGCCTCTCCGGGGGAAGGTTGTAGCAGGGGCTCTCGGTTCACTCGGCAAAGAGATGAACGTGACCAGTCTACGGCACAACCGTGCCCGTGACACTGATGATGTCCACGTCGTCACTGGGCCTGGCAGTGAGCAGGTCAACCTTGAACTGCTCCGCGCCCAAGTACTCGTAGCAGGGCTCGTAGACGATCTTCAGGCTGTGGTTCACGACCACGTAGTAGGTGAACGTCATGGCTGCTCCTCAGGCTGGGTGACGTCTTCGGGCTCTGTGGGGTACACGGGCTCAGGGACCTGCTCGTCGCTCAGCCAGATCATCTCCTGGCGCACCACGCGCACGTCGTTGGTGGGGAACGCCTGGTGCTGGTAGCCCTGCACCATGCTGGCCTGCTCCACCGTGAGGAACGGCCCCTGGATGCTGTTGGCCGTGTAGTCCACGACCCAGTAGAAGTTCACGACAGCTCCTCGATGGTGTAGTGGTCGATGAGCGGGGGCTTGTCCCGCATGGGGTGGGTCTCGGTCTCAGTCCAGGGCTCACCCTTCATGTACGGGCTCTCAGCGATCCCGCCATCTGCGCCCCGCACCAGCGTGGTGATGACGACCTTGCGCTGTGTGGGCACGAGCCTGATCCCCGAGACGTCCATGGGATCGACCTTGAACTCCTTGCGCAGCCAGTCGAACAGCTGCTCTCGCTCCAGGTCGGTCATGAGCTGTGCCTGGGCGGGCAGCAGCACGTAGGTCCTCACGGAGCGTCCTCGATGCGCACCGTGGTCCAGTTCGCGCGCTCGTGCTTCTCCCAGGTCTCGTACACACCTCGGAACTCCTCATCACTGAGCCGGTCGTACTGACCCACGAGGATGGCCTCGATGATCGTGGAGAAGCCGCTGGGCCAGCGCGTGGATGCTTCCAGGGCACGGGCTGCGCGCATGCGGATCGTCTTCTCGGGGACCTGCTCGTACAGGATGTCGTCGGTGGCATCCTCGACGTTCGCCTCAGCCTTGTCCTCGTGGGCGTAGCCCGTCTTGGGCTCCAGCTCCTTGATGACGGTGCTCTGGGCCGCGATGTACGCCTGGGCGAGCATGAGCTCGTGGGTGAGGTGCTTGACCCGCTCCTGGTACGCCTCGATGACGGCGTTGGCCTCGATCTGCATGGGTGTGCTCCCTAGTTGGTGAGGTAGGACATGCCGGTGAACTCGATCACCGCTGCGCCCGTGGCGAACGGGCTCTTGAAGTGCACGGACAGCACGCCTGCGCTGGTGGCGTTGGACCAGCCCGTGAAGCCTCCTGTGGTGGCCACGGCGTTCATGTTCGAGTCGATGGGCGGACGGCACTCTGTGGGGATGGTGAGGATGGTCGTGGTCGCCCCCACAGTGAGCGTGCCTGAGGCCCTGCCCCGGAAGCGCACCTGGTTGCCGATCTTGCGCGCCTGCACCGTGGGGGCCTGGCCTGCTGCCGTGCTGGCTACCCATCCACTGGCGAGCGTGCAGTCCAGCCATCCCGTGTCGCTGGGTGTGCCCCCGTTGGCAGCCACGTAGGTCTCCACCCAGTCCTTGGTGGTGGCGTGCGTGGGCTGTGTGGGCGTGGGCACCTCGATGGTCCCCAGCACGTCGACATCCTGGAACGTAGCGCTGGTGGACACGCTGAACGTGCCCGTGACGTCCAGAGGCCCTGTGTGCTGCGTGCCTCCAGTGATGGTGATGAGCCCGCGTGTGCTCCCGCCCTGGAGCTGGATGCTCGCCCTGTTGGTCGCCCCGCTCTGCGTGCCCGAGACGATCTTGATCGCGCTCACCGTGGAGCCTGGGCCGATCTTGGGGGTGATGGTGCGCCCCGCCTTGTCGATCTCCAGGATCGTGTCCTTGGCCGCGTACTGCGTGTCTCCCTGGTTGGAGGTGCGCATCACCATCTGCGAGGACTTGGTGATGTTCTGTGGGTTGTAGTTGAACGAGGCCCTAGAACTCACACCGAGGGAGGCAGGCGCGTCAGGGTAGGTGTCGGTGTACGGGTCGTAGGTCTGCCGGTCGGTGATGATCAGCTCACCCACGGCCTGCACACCCTTCTGGATGTACTGCTGGGTGTCCGGGTAGGCACTGGTGGTGCTGAAGTCCGTGAGCTCGCGGTACTCCACCTGCCCGTCCAGGAAGCGGGACTTGGTGATGTACACCGAGGAGAACGAGCCCGTGTACAGCTCCATGCGGTCGAAGTACCACGGGGTGTACTCGTTGTCCGCAGTGAGCATCTCCAGCACCAGGCCACCCGAGGAGGGGCTGCTCGCCTGGTACACGCTCAGGCCAGTGTCGGGGTTCATGCTCAGGGAGTACCCCGGCACGAAGGGCTTGCCGCTCTCGGGCCAGTCGTAGTTCGCGTTCACGGTCACGGATGTCCCCGTGATGTCCGCGCCCAGGATGGTGGGGTCACGGATGACCACGCCGAGCAGCGCCTGGGTGTCGAAGTAGTTCTCAGCCACGGACGTTCCCGATGCGGGTGATGTTGCCCTTGCTCAGCGCCCACACTGCGCCGTCGGTCCACACGCCCTTGCGTGCTTCACCCCGCCAGCACTGGTAGTAGCCGAACCTGGGGTTGGTCTCGTGCAGCTTGCGCCACACGGTCTCGTCCCCGTAGATCACCTCGCCCACAGGCAGGGCTGCGAGCTCCTCACGAGTCATCATCACTTGTGCTCCACCTAGTAGGGAGGATCTCGTCTGTTACTGACGCGATTCTCGCGGATTGTGGCCCATTGCCTTGAGCTTGGCGGTCACTCCCTCGTTGAGCAGAGACTCACCCAGGCCCATGGCCTCCTGACCGCTCATGTAGATCTTGGTGAGGGCGTCGTCCTCACCGATCATGAGGATCACGATCTCCGGCTTCTCCTCATCGACTGCGACGCGTACCCGCTTCATGCCAGCCCCTCCTGTTCGCCTTCTGACGGATGCCAGCCTCGGTAGTGCCCAGGGTGCGGCCCAGGTCAGTGAAGGTCACCCCGTAGTCGATGGCGTCCCTCAGTGCTCGCTCCAGCTCGATGTTCGCGAGCTCCTCCGCAGAGGCTGCCTCGAACACCGCCTTGAGCTTGGCCTTGTACAGGCGCTCGTCCCTCATGCTGTTCTCCCGTCGTGTACTCACACGATACCTCAGAGCATGTCCCATGCGGACTCAGGAGCCGCACTCGTCACACGCACCGCACCATCGGGGTTCCAGGTGCTCACTGGTGCGAGTTTCTGCTTGTTCTCCTCCACCGCCTTGGCCATCCAGTTCTGGTCGGTCTTGGGCAGCCCGATGGGCAGCGTGCCCGGGAAGCGGTCGCTCACCACACGCCACGCGAGCGCTGCCGAGCACACCTCGTCAGGCAGGTGGAACTCCTTGGCACGGGAGAACAGGTCCTCCACCGAGCAGTACAGGTTGGCCTTGTAGAAGCTCTCGATGCGGGGGCTGGAGAGCTTGCCCCGCTCCACGGCTGCCACGTACTCGCTGAGCATGTCGTCGCGCTGGGCACCGGTCATCTTGAAGTCCCAGGTGTTGGTGTCCTCGATGAGGGAGGCCACCACGTCACCCAGGCCCGTGGCGTCGTGGATGCCCTCGGCCCGGTAGCGCTTCTGGAGGTCGTTGAACTTCTTGATCATGACCGGCCAGGGCAGGTGGTTCATGCGCACGTAGTACACGAGCTTCATGGGCAGGTCGGTGGCCCGCCACACCGTGATGACGGTGTAGTCCTGGCTGCGCGCCCAGTCGGCCGCGATCACGTAGTCCTCGACGCTCTGGTGCTCCTCGAAGCACCACTCCTCGTAGTCCTTCTTGTGGGAGATGCGCTTGGTCTGGTCCGCAGGTTGGGCGAACATCTGCTCCACGGCGTGGGAGTCGATGGCACGGTTGCCGATACCGGGCTCACCCAGCTCGTACTCCACGCGCCAGCGCTCTGCGGAGACCGTGCGCTTCTTGTGCTCGATCTGCTCCTGGCTCAGCCACCCGTCCCAGGGATTCGCGCTCTCCTTGTAGCACCACTCGTAGGGCTCGATGCCCTGCTCCTCCAGGTTCTTGAGGATCTTCACGAAGGTGCCGTCGCCGTACTGGAGCGTGGAGGTGCCCGCGATCACCGGGTGGATGCGCACACCCACGTGGTTCACCTGGTCCATCGGCTGGCCCAGGGCGGACTCGTAGATCTCGTAGTCCATCTCGTCCAGCTCGTCGAGCAGCAGGGACGCAGGGTGCGGGCCACGCACCGTCTTCTGGGAGGCGGTGAGCGGGCGGATCTTGGCGTTGTTGGTGAGCTCGACCTCGTTCATGCCGTCACGGCGCAGCATGTAGCGCGGCGCACCCGACCACTCCCACGCAGCGCGCATGTGCTTGTGGATGTTGACCGACTGCTCGAACGAGCCACCCAGCAGGTTCACGTCACTGCCCAGCACCACGGCGCTGGTGAGCCCGAGGGCGGACATGGCGTAGCTCTTGCCGGACAGACCACGCGACCCCTTCGAGATGGCCGAAGGGGTGCGCCGGAAGAACGCGTCACTGAACCAGTCGAACGGCGCGTCGTGGTCGTCACACACGCTGTAGCGCGGGATGGACACGCCCCACAGCCGGTACACGAGGCTGTGGAGCTCGTCGTTGTCGCGCGGGGGCCTGGTCAGTGCCAGTGGTCCGTACGTCTTGGTGCTGACTGGCACTGCGACCTCCTAGAAGGGAACGGCTCCCGTCCAGCCGACGGGACGGAACTGCGGGTGACCGTACGTAGCCTCGGGCCAAGGGTTGGTGTAGCCGTACCAGTCCACCAGCACGATGCCGCCTCGCGAACCCTTCTTGAGGGTGCCCCACGAGCCCACGAGCGTGAACGAGGGGTTGTACGGGTCGGCGTTGCTCGGAGTCTTGCCGGTGGCGGAGTAGAACGCCAGGCCCTTGGCCGTGCCCTTGCCGTCGAGGAACTGGCTCCAGATCTTCTCGGGCAGGTTGACGTACACCGTCTCTCCGAGCGCGATGGTGACCGGCACATCGGCGTAGTTGTTCAGCCCGCCTGCGAGGTGGGCCGTGGAGCCCACCGAAGGCACGTTGGCCTGCGTGAGCCCGTACACGCGCAGCGTGACGGAGTTCGGCGGGCCAGAGCCCGTTGCCGGGTCCTCGTTGCTCGGGCCGCTGTAGGCGCGACGCACGAATGCCCAGCGCAGCCCTGCGATGCTGTGCGCCTGGTTCATCACCGAACGGATGCGGTCGGCGTAGCACATGTACTGCATGTAGCGCTCGGTGCCGCCCTGCCAGCCGTACAGGTTGGGACCGTACTGGCCCACCCACGTCTTCTTGGCAGCGGCGATGTCCTGCGTCCTGGTGGTCTCGTTGCGCAGGATGTAGTAGCTCTTGGCCACCGACCAGGTGTCGAACGAGGTCTGGTAGATCGCCGTGGAGAACAGCTGCATGCCTGCGGGCGGGTCCGTGGCCTTGAGCGTACGCACGGACACCGTGGCTGCCTCGGACCAGTTGAGGTTGGTGTCCTGCACCCACGCGCTGATGTTCACCGGCGTGTTCAGCGGCAGGTTCACGTTGCCCTGGTAGGCAGCGGGGAACTGCTTGGTCTGCGTCTCCCCGGGGCTGATCGCGTTGTCGTCCACCAGCGAGGCCGTGAGGAACTCGCTCCACGGCTCGCCTGCGTTGACCTCGGCATAGTAGGTGCCGTCGTTGGACACCGGGCCGGACGACCACTTGTTGATGCCCACCTTGACCACGGCACGCACGAACTTCTTCGACGTGGCCGGGGTGGTGAGCTTGATGGAGAACTTGTTCCTGGTCTCGGGCACCATCGTGACGTCGAGGATCGGCGCAGGCGGGGGTGTGGTGTCCCGCTGCCAGATCAGCGACCAGGTGCTCGTGGAGGGACGCCGATAGGCAGCGCGGCCCGGAACATAGCCCGTCTCGCGAGCCACGCTCGGCACACCCTGCTTCCACTCGGTGCCGTTGTGCACCCAGATCGCGCCCATCGGCTGCTCCTGTCAGTACTGGATGTAGATGTCACCGATGGCACCCGTGCCCGAGGGCGCAGAGGTGCCAGAGGTGATGTTCGGGCTGAACGGGTAGATGCGCTTGTAGACCGAGCCGTCGAACACGTCCATGGCCTTCTGGTCCTGGAGCCACGTGAGGTTGCCGCTCACGGGGTTGGGGAGCTTCGTACCTCGGTCCGACGCGCTGGCGAAGATCTGCACCACGCGCTTCTCGACGTCCAGTGCCAGGTTCTGCACGAACTGCGGGACGTCCTTGAGGTACTCGTTCATGTCGGGGTAGCGGAACCCCTGGATGGGCGAGAACTGGATGGACATGGGTTACTCCTCGATGAACCACGAGCCGGTGAACTGAAGGATGTCCTGCGCGCTGGGGATGGGCCACGCCAGGTCGTACTGCCCTGGCACCTGGAGCAGCCCGTCCGGCGTCCCCACCAGGTCGTAGATCGCCCAGAGGTAGTCCCCCGCGCTCTCCGGGTCCACCACGCGCAGGGCGAGCTGTCCCACGAGCTGCGGAGTCTGGAGCGAGTCCTCCCGGTTGGGGAAGGACAGGCGGTAGATGTTCCCCGCCCCAGGCGTCCCAGAGATGCGGCGGAACACGGCGTTGCAGTCCACGATGTTCCCCGTCACCGTGAGTGCGCTGCCGACACGCGTGAAGTAGGGCGTGGCGTCGATCCACTGCCCCTCCACCGTGAGGCTGGACTGCTCCACCTTGAGCTCGGGGGAGATCCAGCCTGTGTCCGCGATCCGCTGCTTGAGCCGCAGCTGGGACGCCTGAGTCGAGATGGGCATCAGCCAGTCCCTGCCGCCAGCTGAGCGAACGTCGTGGTGTTGTTACCCACGGTGCCAGCAGGACCCTGCGCACCGGTGGCACCCGTGGCACCCACAGGACCCATCGGACCCTGAGGACCGACCGGACCCTCGGGGCCAGGACCCACGCGCGTGAGCCAGATGCGTGCCGGGCTCAGCGAGAGGGACACCGAGTCCGAGTGCCACACCTGGATGTCGATGATCGAGTTCGGGTTGGTGATGGACACCCCGCCGCTGATCGTCAGGCCCGAGGAGGTGATAGACGCCTGCGAGAACGAGGCAGCAGCGGTCTCCCACACCACAGCACCATCCACACGGATGCGGATGACGCGGCCACCAGACAGCGTGCCCGAGCCCTTGGCGAAGATGACCCCCGCGCTCACCAGGAAGTTGCCCACCCCCGGCTTGAAGTTGGTAGTGGACGCCTGGGCACTCAGCTCGTCGATGATGACGGTGCCGAACTGCACGAGCGTGTTGGTGGTCGCAGGCACGGACTGTGCGGTGTTGGTGCAGTGCGTCGCGGACTCGTCCACGTGACCGGTGTCGCCCTGCGGACCCTGGGGGCCAGCAGGACCCTCGGGACCGGTGCTACCGGTGGGGCCGGACGGACCCTGGGGACCGATGCCTGCGACGGCTCCGGTGCGCACCTGCACCTGGTCGCCCGAACGCAGTCGGATGATGGTGCTAGACATCCTTGGTCACACGTCCTTCCACGGTGATCTTGCCGGTGAGGATCTTGGCCCGGCGCTCGGTGCTGGACTCCACCCCGGACGTCAGGTCGTAGACCGGCGCACGGTAGGTCGTGAACAGGTCGTAGTACAGCTCGCCGTGCGGGATCGTCGAGGTGAGCGAGTAGGGCACCTGGAGCTGGATCACCCCACTGTCCGAGTTGTACGTGATGGTGGGCTGGACGCCCTCGGGGATCTCCGCACCGTCGGCGTAGCTCGTCAGGTCGAGCATCACCTGCCCAGTGGCCGCGCGCGCCTGAAGGCGGATGGGGTGGATCACCTCGTACGGCTCGTTGGCCGGATCGGTCCAGATGACCTGCATGGTGAAGTCAGCACCCTGGTCGATGCTGATGTCCGCGTACGCTGCTTCGGTCACGGGGTTGCCTCCTCTGGTACGCCTCCATCATCCAGGGGTGCGCCAGGCAGGCTGAGGCGGCCGGGGTTGGCCTGCCCGTGTTCCAGCGCCTCGATCCACTCCTGGGTGTTGTTGCCGATGACCAGGACTGTCTGCTGCACGTTGCGGTCGGTGCCGTCGGGGATGTCCAGGCCCAGCAGCTTGTGGCGCATGCTCATGATCTTGAGCACCACACCTGCGGCGTCCTTGTCGTGCTGCGCGGCGGCCCACCACGAGCCCTGCATGTCGTCCAGGCGCTCCAGCTCCAGGCCGAGCAGCTGCGCACGCTCCTCGGGGCCGTACGCCTCGGACAGCGACTTCTGGAAGCCACGGAAGAGGGAGACGACCTGGCTCATGGTCAGGTCGATGTCGTCGTAGCTCAGCGACTTCTGGATCTCGGGGAAGGAGTTCCCGATCTTGCGCAGGTGGTAGATGGTCTGGGCCACCTGGTCCGGGTCGTACCCGACCACTTCACTGCTCATGGATGACCTCCGTGACGG